ATCTGCAACAGCAGCAAGTGCTTTACTTACTATCCCACTTGAATTTGTAATTCTTTTCATCATTTCAGAATCTTATTTCATATTCTTACCAGTTAATGAAAATATTTGAAGCATCGCCCTGATATTTGGGAAAACTTTACTTACAATACTTTCACCATATTCTTCCTGAAGTTTTTTAAGTTTCTCCATGAGAGCCATTAAACCACCAGTCTTGAGGATATTACGCAAATCTTCATAAGATGCAGACATACCTTCAATTTTACCTGATGCTAATTCAAGTGCTTCTGCTCCACCTTTAGAACCTTTCATAAGCCCGTTCAACATACCACGAAGGTATGTTGCTGCTTGTGCTGCAGTAGAACCCGTAAGAGTAACAGCAGCAAGTGAACCTGCAACCTGATCAAGTCCCATACCAAGTTTTGATGCAAGTGGAAGTACTGATCCCATAGCAGAAGCAAACCCTTCTGCTTCAGCCTTACCTTCCCTTACTCCTGCTACAAGATATTCAGTTGCTTTTGTAGCAGTAAGTCCTGTACCACGATATGCATTAAGTGCAGATGTAAGATAATTTGCAACAGTCTGAGTCTCTCCAAGTCCTGCAGCGGCAGCCTGAGCAGAATTTCTAAGAACATCAAGTGCCTGTGCCCCCTTAATACCTGAAGATGCAATAAAATACAAAGCTTCTGCAAGTTCTTTAGGATTACGACCAAACTCCTTTGCCATATTCTGAATATCTTTACTCCAGCTATTTACTACACTTTGTGCTGTTCCCGTTAGTCCTACAATCTTTTGTATGGTAAACTCATAATCTTTTGCCATAGTCATCACAGACTTCCCTGCAAGTACCATTGGAGCAGTAATAGTTGCAGAAGCCAAATAACCAAATGTACGCATTCGCTGAGAAACCATTGCTAAATTGCTAATGGCTTGTTTGGAGAAAAGTTGAAATGGCTGAGTAAGTGCTGTTCCCATTTTAGGGACTTTATTTTGTATATCCTGTACAAAATCATTTACTGCTGCCTTTGCCGTAAGTAATCCTGAAGCATTTACTCCAAGTGTTACTGTCAATGTTCCTATATCAGCCATTTCCTTTTTTCTTTATGTTAGGTGGTGGAAGTGCATCAAGCTTTTTCTTTTTTTCAACTGCTTCATTTTGTGCTTTAGCAATCTCTTTAAGTGCTTTCTTCATTTCCTCCATACTTTGTTTCTTCACTTCCTTTGGTGCTGTTACATCCCATTGTGGTAAGAAATCAGCAATTTCAGATAACTTTACAGTTTTCTTTCCTGATGCCCACTTGATAGCAATATTTGTAATCAGGCAAGACAACATTGCATTTCTGAAATCCTCTCGCACTTCTCCAATAGGATCAAGCATATTGTATGCTTCCCATTCTGCTAACTCATATGCCGAAAGCCTATCAAGCAAATATTTTGGATGAACGACACCTAATGCTAAACAGAGTCTGAACTGGAATTGTCGGCTTGGCCGACTTCTGAGTTTTTTATTATATTCTCCTTATCTTCCTCAGTTATAGCATTAATTTTTTGTGCTACATTTATAATCTTCTCCAACCTTTTAGCACTCATGTTTTTACTCAATTGTGGATAATCAGTTGGTTTAAGTAGCAAATTTCCTTTATCGTCACAAATAGTAACAACTGCAAGTTTTGCACGAAAGTCATCTGTATTCTGCTCAATGCTTACAATGTTTCCTTTTCCATCACGATTCTTCTTCAACAGTGAATTCTCGAAAGTATCACGTTCATGTCCGGTCATCTGACGGACAAATATGAAATCACCATTCTCAAATTCAACTTTCTGAATTTGGAGTTCTTCCCTCTCCAATAATTTTGAACTGTTTAATAACTCTCCCATGATTAGTAATTTTGTTATTGTGTTTGTGTAAATAAAAAATTCTTGATTAGAATTAGTTTTAAAATCTGCTACGATGGAGCTTCAGTATTAGTGCCAGAGTTGATCGTTACCGGACCACTAATCTTAATTGTCACATCAGCAGTAATCTTATCATCTGTCGGAATAGTTATCGGGCATTCCGTAACCAGTCCTTCAAACTCTAACGTAGTTAATTCCGCATCCGAAAGACAGATTTCATAGAAGTGAGAACTTGGGTCCTCAAAATCTGCTTTGAATGCGTCATAGGTAGCTCTCGTAAAGTTCATTGACAGGGAGATCGTACCTGCATCCCTGAGTCCTGCAATAAACTCACGATACCCACCAGTGGAATCCAATGACGTTACGTCAATGAAATCCCTTGTCATAGTCGGGCCTGTAATAGAATTTATTTCAGCAAGATTAGCCCAAGCTGAGCCATTCCAGCGACGAAATTGTGTTCCTACTCCCGAAACTGCATTACTCATGTGTTTTACCTCCTTTTTTAAACAGCTTTTCGCTGTACATTAAAGTTAATAACAAAACGACATCTATCGTTGTCATCCCAATCCAAAAGAAACGGACCACTACCTGAACAAGCGATAGATTCATATACAGCACCATTCCATGTTTCATGTGCCCGGCCATGTAATGATGAATATATAGCATTTATAATTCTTGTGGCTTCACTCTGTTTATTGTTTCGTACCCTTATCTGAATACTTGGATATTCATAACTTTTCCCATCCAATGTCAGTCTTGCAGGTGCTCCGTATGTGTCAAATATTGTCACACAATTATCCGGACTTGCAGGTTCTCTGTTTACAAACAGATTTGTACCATGTACAAGGCCAAGTGCAGTATCAGCTACAAGAATTGATTTTATATCATTCGCAGTTGTATTCATTTTATTCTTGCTGTATCACGTAATATTTTCAAGATATTATCCTTTTGGTTTTCAATAGCAATCTGAAACCATTTTGCACCAGTTCCTTCAGCAGAAAAATGTGCTCCTACCATTTCATGCACCCACAAAGCATAATTCATGCTATATCCCATAATAATAAACGGACCTTTATAAACATTTGAAAGTGCTTTTGCTTTACCTACCATTTCTCCTTTTATAGATGAATGTTGTGAAGCAAACTCTCCTGCTTTTGGTCCTATAAATGATCCTGTCTCAGTTGAAACTAATTTTCCTGTATTTCCCCCTGCAACAATCCTTGCGTTTGCAGTTACATAAAACCATGAATGACGCAAGTTCCCCAAATCCCTTGGAGTTTTCACACTCCCTTTTTCAGTTTCTTCATGTATCTTAGCAGTAGCACGTATTAATCCTTTCTGAGTTACCCCTTGTATCTTAGCAATCTCCTTATCAAGTCTTGCCAAGACCTGAGTAACTCCCTTAACCCTTATAACTCCACCAATAGGTGAACTACTGCCAATCCTACTTACTCTCATCTATACGACCATTGTGTTAAAAAAGCCCTACGTACAAATTCCGTTGTTGAACCCAAAGCCGGAATTTTCTCAAACTGCTTGATCTTAAATGCACCATCCACAGTTTTTGGATCATACCAACCTCCACTACTGTTAGCACTGCTATCTTCCAACGCTTCCAAATCATCTAATGTCCCTAAATACAAGAATCCTTCTTCTTCAACGTCCTGCAGAACATAAACAATAGCTACACTCTCAATCTCCCCACCTCTTTTATCATCATCATTTATTATCTGCACTTTTCCTTCCCATCTGCATTTAAGTTCAACAGGATTTGCCCATGTAAATCCACCATCCCCGTCTGCCAAGGGACTTCCCCAATAGACACAGGTCTGAGTGTAATTCTTTTTTAACAATGCAGATATTCCCATTAGTCAAAACTTTTTACAGCATAAATAGAAGCAGCTTTCATTGCAGTCTTGCTTATCAATCCCGAAGGATCAATAGCAAGTAATATCTGACCATAAGGAGTAGCTTCAAAACCAGTTCCCCATTTTCCTGTATATTTAATCCTTGCTTCCCCTACTTGTTCTTCTGCACCCATCCTTAGTGTTGTCAAGGAAATAATATGTGCAGCATAATATTTCTGTATTTCAGTAAGCAAGCCAGTTCCTATTGTCCCTGTATAATATTCAAATACTTTGGTCAGAATCCTATCAACCGTAGTAAGGATACTGTTTACATAAGCATCACTCAGGCTACTGTCCTGTAAGAGATCAAATACATCATCAGTTGTTGCTAACACTGCCATTTTTTACCTCCTTTTCTTTTTTCCGTGTTGTTTCCAACAAAGGATCAATATAGTTAAATACACTATGTTTCCATTTTAATCCGAGCCAATCCAAGGTTTCATAAAGCTGACTGTAATCCCCATAAACCAATCTCTCAGGATAAATGACTTTACAATTTAATCCTTCTGTAATCATTTCAACGAATCTTTTTTCATACTCATGTACAAACCAAAGCCATCCTTCCCTTTCATCTTTTACATAAACTGCTTCTCTTTTCTTTTTATCCTTAAAGGCGTACATATATCCTGTTTTCATACAGGATTCTACTATGTCTGCCGTACGTCTGCGTACAATCACCCATTTAGCATAAGGGTATGCAGAATGCCAAACCTGCCAAATAAGTGATGCTGTACTGCTTTTATAAAACCATTCTCCCCTACTATACCCTTCCCTTTCAAATATCTCATCTACATTATCTTTCCAATTCAAAGGGATTTTAATTTGCTCCCTTTTTGGTAAAGGATACTGCCCCATTTCATCAGCCCAAATAGATGCAAGATAAGGTTTCTCCATCACTTCTTTGACTGCATCATTTTCATTCACACCCTTAAATCCTGACATTTTCCCACCAAATGCTCCACAACGATTTATCACTCCTGCAATCATAGATTTTCCTGATCGTGGCACTCCTGTAATTATTATAGGAGACTTTTCAATCATTGGTACTTAGCTTTAACTTTATTCCTAATCTCCCTGCGATACAACGGACTGAGCATTCTAATCTTTTGCTTAGGATGCCTTCTGTAAATTCCAAGAAAAGCATTGCAATACCCAATCCTCATCCCTGCCTTCAAACACCTGAGATGAAATTCAAATTCTTCCAGTGTATTAAGTGAACTGTCAAGGAGGCCAATCTTTTCAAATACTTCTCTCCGGTACATCAGAGTTGCCTGATGAATGGTATTTTTAATCATAATATCTTTCCATGTTGGATATAGAAGCCTCGGATGCCATTCTACACGTTTTCCTGAACCCATAGAAACCTCTATTGCATTGCCGTGAATGAAATCCACATTCTGAGACTTCAATGCATTTACAGAGTCCTCAATACAGTTTGGAGTCAACATATCATCTTCATGCAACCACCTCACGTATTTCCCCTCAACTTGATTCCATACCTTATTAAAGTTCTCAGGCCAGGTACCATCACCTTTGCTCAATAGTAACTGTACATCTTCTGGTACAGAAGCAATAGCATCCGAGAGCCAACCTCTATCCTTATTGTAAGGAATTATTACAGTAACTAACCCGTGAAAGAAATTTTTCTGATTGACATACTCTCTGATCCAATC